CGATGAGTTTCATTGGCCGTCTCCAGTGACGGAAACGCCCTGTGAAAACGTCAGGGATAACTCTCGAAAATCAGGGTGCGCCGAAGCGCCCCCCCGGATTCTGATCCATGAGGGATCCAATACGGGTGTTAACCAAACCTCAATTCGCCTAGTGTCGAAGGACGCCACAAATTTCTTTCAGTCAAGGGACAGGTCCGGAACTCGGACATCCCCCTGAGAGGTGGTGTGAATCGTTGAGTAGACGCTTCGGTATAGAGGTCTTCACCTTTCTTAGGTCTCCACTTCACTGCTACCGTTTTCTCTTCGAGAGTTGAGAAATCTTCAGCTTAGCGTGTGTCGAGCACTTTGATCTTGTGCCCGATGCGTGTGATGGCTGTGGTGGCGCCAGTGTAGAGATAGGGAAGGACATAACGCAGTGCGGGGTAGGCGAGACGCAACTCCTCAGCCAGGGCGCTAAGGGTTGCCGTTGCGCCCTGACCAGCTGCCCAGGTGGAGCCCTTGTTGGCACCAATGCCGGCCATGGTGGTCCCCAGAACAGTGGCGTTACCGAGGTAAACACCGGACTGACTGTGGATCGCAAAGTCGCCTATGGCACCCGCAGGCAGTAGCTGGTAAGGGGTGAGTCCCGCATCGTCCGCACATGCCTCATAGGTCAGGGCGCCGGTTTGCACCGAGCCTAGATCCAGAGCCACGATTGGACGGGTGAAACCACCTATACCCGGGCCTCCAGAAAAGAGAGGGACAGATCCGACACCCTCCATAACGGTCCTAACAGGACCCGAGACCCCCGAAAGGGTCGTTGGGTTATTGTAGGTCTGTACGGCTGGTACGGTAGTAGTCCCCTGCTCAAAGATCTGAGGCACCACGTCGGTGAGCTGCTCCACATCCAGGATCAATGTGTAGTCACTATACAGATCGTACGTCTGCTCGTATGTTGCCGTAGCTCCGGCCCCTGCGAACAGGAGCTGGCCACAGAAAGATGTGCGAGGCTCATACGCATCAAGTGACTCGATCGGTGATGTAAAGCGCCAGGGCATACCTTCGTTGAGTGAGCGCACATCCACGGCCAGTCGACAGGTCTGCCATGCAGGACCCGTTGAAGCATTGCGATTGTGCATCATGAAACTTAGGCTTGCGGGTACCGGATCGTTTGGATCCGTATCCACCGCCAGGTAGACCCCTCCGGGACAGGTACTGGGATTCTTAGTCACGGCCTCAAAGGCCAGACTTTCGAACCGGTACTTCTCGTAGAGACCCGCCAAGCGGCTGCCCCAGGGGAACAGAAATTCATTCCCTGGATTGATCAGGCACTTCGACTGCTCAAAGAGTGGATGAATGAATTGATCCGCTGCAGTGAAAGTGAAGGTACCAATCAGCTCCCGGCGACGGACAATCCTCGCCGTCCTGGAACCACCCTTCCTACTACCCCGCACCTTTCGGGCGGAGGAGGGTAATGAGCGGTTGCTTCCCTTGTTCTGATTACTGGTCCCGTTTCGACGGGAACGGTTTTTGGGTTGAGTTCTTTCCATTAATGTATGGTCTGCCCCGTAATGGACGGGCGACTGTACGACCAGGTGGACTCGCAAGAGCTGGGCTTTGCAGTCTGTCGGCATTTATGGGAGAACCCAATTTAGCACGGAAGTATTGAGGAGCAAGGAGCTCCACCGTTTTGGCCCATTGAACCGCCTGAACACCATCGCCAATCTAGCACACTGAGATTGACTCGAAATCCATCCCCACCGATCCAAACCTGCCAATACCTTCAACAAATCGGGAGTACCCATCATGGGGATAACGACTACTTGACACTGCAAGTTCTTCGAAGAGAATCTTCTCTTCCATAGGAACCGACATCTCATAGTCATCCCGTGAGAATCTCCTGAAAACCCTCTTAAACCTTCCCAACAATACACGGTCCCGTGGCAACACCAGTCCGGGCGAGATGCGCCGGAATCCCTTGTTCAGGGGCGGTGGTCGCACACGGAGGAGAGCTGTTCCCGCATCCCAGGCGAAAGCAAAGACCGGATCCTTAGCCTTCGGGGGTTCCTCAAGGTGCTCATCCATCCGGAGAGGGGCCGTAGCAGGTGAAAGTTTCACCGGCAATCGACTCCCCCCATATGGAACAGGCACATGTGGAGCCTTATCCTCGGGTCGTTCCAGGGCTATTGTGTAGGACTGCCGTGAGGCATCCTGCATCAGATAGGCACCAAGGCGCCTTTGGAAACCCGTAAGGTAGATCCCATCCCGTTTCGAGGGGGTCATGCGTGGGAAGCCGACACCACCCAAAAGAGGGTCCACGAACAGATTGAACAACCCGTTCGAGGTCAGCTCCGCAATCTCCTTCTTATGGTAATGCATGAACCTCTTGTGCGCTCGTTCTCTGCGCACGGCCCCTTCAAGGGCCTTCTCATATTCCGCGGCTGGCGTGAGCCTCTCAGCATCACGTCGCCCCCGCTTGGATTGGCCTGTTAAATGTCCCACGTTCAAGTAGGGGACCAGGCTCAGTTGTCCATGTCGGTCGGAGAAGAGAATAGAGTTCATAGTGACGAAATCGGCAGAGATGTAATTCTTGCCTAAAGAGAGGTGAAAACCTGCCTCTTCAATCCACTTCAGCCAGATGCTGTATAGCGCATCGTTGGCACGGAAGGAGATGTCGTCACCATTAACCATGACCGGTAAATCTGTGAGTTGGAGGGTAAGAGGGGGAAGATGGAGGAACTCCTCCAGAGCCGCCCAGTACATGACGAGGTTGATCGCACAGAGTATAGGAAAGGAAAGGACCGACCCCATGAGCTGCCCCGTTTCCTGAAGCACCGGTGAAAGCCGATGCTTTGGAGGATACGTGAGGACCTGCTCGTAGAGGACACGTCGCGAAAGCTCCTCGAGATACGGAGGGAGCTTCATTCCTTTGAGGGCGGCCTCAAAGGCTGCCTTGGTATACTGGATCTTCACCCGGTCAGTCGCAGCAGAGTAATCTCCGGAAACCCACTTCAGTCCTGGCATACCGTGGAAGTCCTTGAGACTCGGGGCCTGCTCCTCTGGAGTAGCCTATAGAAGTCAAGAACACACAACGGTCGTCCAATAGGACAGAATTGAGGCAGGGAGTTAAGGTGCTCCCAGAGGGCCTTTTGGACACCTCGGACGAGCCAGTATGAACTGGACTCACCCTTGGTGATCAATCGGACTTTCAAGGGCTCCAAAACCGCCGCCACCCCAACCGTCAAGGGCTCTATGCCTAGCCGGACCTTGGGGATGATGGGGAGATCACTCGGGAGGAGGGTTTGGGGAGGGTATGCCGCCGTTTCGGGCACGGCCTCGAGACCACCTGTGTACTTGTAGTGTCCTTTCCGGAGCAAGCGTTTGACGGCCTCTTGAGCCGGCTTGATCAGTTCTGAACACTGCGGACCTACCGCTGAAGCAGCATCCAAGATGCTGAGCGGACTAGGTGTACCTCGCACCTCATTGACGATCCCTGGTCTGATTTCGACCATTGTCAAAAGTTCATCCTGGCCGGACAAACTCGACCAAATCTCTTGCAGATGGCCACGGGCTCCTCCAGTGGACCTTTTCGACTCCATACAGGCGGAGGTTGATCCCTCAAAGGGCTTCTCAACCAAGTGCCGGGAGGAGGATGAGATACCTTCAAACAAGGCATCCCAGTAAGGTTCAAGGTGTCTGTACCGGGCAGGATCTACAGAAGTGGGTGTACTGAGGGCGGTGTGGTGGTCTTCCATGGCACTCTGAATCGTCTCCGGACCAACGACATTAGCTCCACGCTTCACCCCCTGGACCATTGTCCAGAAGAACCTCAGGTGTTTCTCCCGCGAGGCATCATGCCCCCGCGAAACAATCCTGTTCTTAAGGAACCGCTTCGCGGCCCCCGTGAAAACGAGGGAACCGCACGGAAAGTCCTTGGGTTTAGTGGGAAGAATCTGTCCAGTGTGTTTAGCGAAAGCCCAGACACACCAGTATTTGGCGTATTTGACGAAGAGTGTGCGAGGCCAGAGGCGGGCTTGGTGGAAGAAGGAGAGTTGAGAGAGGAGAGGAAGTGATCGGAATCGAGGAAGTGCATCATACAGCGCTTCAAGGATCGATCGCTGAAGATAAAGGGCATCGAGAACGGAGGGGCCCATGATGGCCCAAATCCCCTTCTCATGTAGGAACGTGAGTCCCAAAAGCATCCTTTCCCGGCTGTTGTAGCTGGGTGGAATCTTAAGGGAAAGACCCACTGTTCCG